CTAGAGCCAGGTTCAAATCAAGGTTCGTGCCGATAGATGCGACACCCTGATCTATACATAGATGCACAGAGCAAGCTCTTTGCGAAGTTTCAGACGCGCTCCATACGCATACATCATTGGAGCAAGTACCTGATGACACCCAAAGAGCTTGCTCTCCTTTTCGGAAAGCTGGAGAAATCAAATTCTGTTCTTCGAGAGATAGCCAAGACCGATCTTGGCAAAAGCGGAGAACTAGCGCGCAAACAACTTGGAATCGAATGAATCAATCAAATGTGGACCGCGCGAGAGCGTGGTTGAGGAACACCCCTGGAGCCGTCACCGGGCAGAACGGTCATGGAGCGACCTTCGCCGTCGCAACTGCGCTCATACACGGTTTTGAGCTATCTCATGGAGACGCGGAAGCATTGTTCAACGAGTACAACTCGAAATGCGTTCCACCGTGGAAACCGCACGAACTGGCCCACAAGCTAGTCGAAGCGTCGAAGGTGGCACACGATAAGCCGAGAGGATGGCTCTTGTCCGCGCAGAGCGGCACGCCTGTATCGACCACCGGCAAGTTCATCGTCAAAAGACCGACGCAACCGGTTCCGGTTCCTGCAAAGCGATTCTCCATCGCTGACTTCCTCAAGGCGTGCTTTGAACCGGATGAAGTGGTCTGCATCTGCAACGACATCATCTGCGACGAGGCTGGCAATGGAAGGCCGGGGTCGAAGGGTACGTTCCTGACCCGCGACAACTGGATATCCAAGCACTTCACGGATCCCATCAGCTCGATGTGGACGAGCCAGGAGAGCCGTGGCTCCTATGTCCGGGTCAACCCGTGCAGCGACGAGAGCGGATCCGATTCTGGCGTCTCAGCGTATCGCCATGTCCTCGTTGAGATGGACGAGAAGTCCAAGGACGAACAATGGACCGTCCTCAGTGAATCCAAGTTGCCGATGTCCGTGGTCATCGATTCAGGCGGCAAGAGCCTGCATGGATGGGTCAGGGTCGATGCAGCGGACAAAGCGGAATGGACAGAGCGTCGAGACATCGTTTATCGACACCTCGAAGCCATTGGCATCGACCCGAAGAACAAGAACGCGAGTCGGTTCTCTCGTCTTGCCGGCGCGATGCGCGATGGCAAGGAGCAGAAGTTGCTGGCCATCAATGTCGGGTCGATCACTTGGGAAGCGTTCACCGACTACCTGGAGTCTCAGGACATGCCTCAGGAGTTCACGCTCCAGAGCATCCTCGATTACGACCCGGAGAACGACCCTGACAATCTCATAGGAGATCGATGGCTTAGGCGTGGTTCATCGCTCCTGTTCGTCGGACAGAGCGGTTGCGGCAAAAGTTCGATGGTGCTTTATCAAGGACTGAAGTGGGCAATGGGTGAAGATTGGTTCGGCGTGCAACCTGTGCGGCGGTTGAAGGTGGCGTTCGTCCAGGCCGAGAACGACATCGCGGACCAGCATGACAGCCTCAAGGGAGCGGCGAAGATGGTGTTCGGTACCCAGAACTGGGCCGATGGATTGAAGAGCGCCGACATGCTGTTCTTTCGCGAGACGGTACGTACCGGCGCAGACTTCGCCACAATGCTCCGTAGGATGATCAGGAAGACCAAGGTGGATGTCGTGTACGTCGATCCGTTGTTGTCGTACATAGGCGGGAACCCTGCGGACATCGAGGTATGCGCGAACTTCACCCGCCATCTGCTTCAGCCGATCATGATCGAGACTGGAGTCATCATCGTCCTGGTGCATCACTTCCCCAAGCCAAAGGGCAAGGACGAGAAACCCGAGAGCGTGGCAGACATGGCCTACTCTGGCTTTGGTTCATCCGACCTGACCAATTGGGCGAGAGAGGTCATCGTGATGAAAGAGATCGGGTTCAATCATCCTCGACGATTTGTTCTTGGGATGGCGAAGAGGTCTGAGCGATCCGGGATGAAGGACAAAGAAGGGAACAAGTGCGGATCGATCATCATCCAGCGAGGAGTTGGAACCGTGTCTTGGGACTATGCTCCACCTGAGGTCTTCAAGGTGGATAAAGCCGCTGGCAAGAAATCTTGGAAAGGAAAGTTCAACAAATACTAATATGCGTGTCTTAGTCGCCTGTGAATATAGCGGAACGGTTCGTGATGCCTTCCAAAAACTTGGCTGGTATGCAATGTCCTGCGACCTCCTGCCAACTGATGTACCTGGCGAACATCATCAGGGTGACGTTCGCGAACTGATGGCGCAACCGTGGGACATCATCATCGCGTTCCCGCCATGCACATACCTGTGTTCATCCGGGATGCACTGGACCACCAGAGGTCTGCGCGACCCGAAGCTGACTGAAGACGCATTGGACTTTGTGCGATACCTTCTTGGTGCTGACTGCAAACACATCGCAATCGAAAACCCTGTCGGAGCAATCTCAACACGAATCCGCAAACCTGACCAGATCATCCATCCGTGGCAGTTTGGTCACCCTGAATCCAAGACGACTTGTTTATGGCTCAAAAATTTACCGGTACTAGTTCCGGCAAACGTGCTGCAAAAACCGAAAAGCGGTCGATGGGAAAACCAGTGCGCCAGCGGTCAAAACAAACTCGCCCCAAGCCCGGACAGGTGGAAAGAGCGAAGCAAGACGTATCAGGGAATTGCGAATGCGATGGCAAGCCAATGGAGCGAGTTCGTATTGTCTTCGCCTCCGACTGCAAACCATGTCCCGATTGCGGAGAACCTTTTTGCGTGGTCTGCCAGCAACACTACGCCGATTGCGAATGTCTAGGGCCAAGCAATGCCGAAGATGACGGATGGAAAATCGTAGAAGAAAACGGCGTGCTCTACGGAATACGTCCTGTCACAATATAGTAAGTATTAACAATCATCACAATGACATGGATTCTACCAAAACAATTACACACGTTGGCTTGTGCGCTGGATACGGAGGCATTGAGCTTGGACTTAAACGAGTCATCCCGAATCTTAGAACAATCGCTCTTTGTGAGATCGAAGCGTTTGCCATTGCGAACCTGGTTGCAAAAATGGAAGCGGGACTCATGGACCCGGCACCTATCTGGCCGGATCTTAAAACCTTCCCTTGGGAGTCGTTTCGCGACCGAGTGGATATCCTTACTGGAGGTTACCCATGCCAGCCGTTCAGTTCAGCAGGCAAGCGAGCCGGAAAAGATGACCCAAGACATTTATGGCCTTGGATTGCAGATGGAATTGCTTCAATGCGACCAAGTATCTGTTTCTTTGAAAATGTCGAAGGACATATCTCGTTGGGGTTGTCCAACGTCATCGAAGACTTGGGAAGAATGGGTTACAGAACAACGTGGGGCATATTCAGCGCGGCTGAAGTTGGCGCGCCTCACCAACGGAAACGGGTCTTCATCTTGGCCAACCGCAACGACGAGGGATTGGAAAGATGGAACCGCTCAATCTTGTCAGAACGTACCAATGAACGGACTTCCTGGCCGAGTCGTCCATCAATCCCCCAACACTCATGGGAACCGCCCAGAGTTGTCATCTCAATGGAGAACACCATCAGCCAACGAGGCTGGAGCCAGGGTGGAGACGTTATTCACGAAAGACGGTCAACCAGCGAAACCCGGAGAGAGGGCGTACAGGCTACAACCGGATGGTCGACTGGTGCTACAATCTCAAACCATCAATCAGCAAGTAGAGATGGTGGAGAAGGAGAAGCGGCAATCGTGGGCGACGCCAAGGTCGGGCAAGGTCACAGACGAGAATCAGGAGACATGGGCCTTGAGGCAAGCCAAGGGGGACGTGGCAACGATGCCGTTGACGTTACAAGTCAAGCAATGGAGAACACCATCCGTAGCGGAGGAGAAGAACCAAGCGCACAGCCAGCAGATTTATCTCCAGAATCAAGTGGGCGCGACACCGAAAGCTTGGGAAACGCCAACAGTCTCGACAGGGGGACATCAACAGGCGGATGGATCAATGACACCAAAATTGGATCAGCAGGTGAAGAACTGGGCGACACCGAGAGTTCACGAGCATATGGAACCGCCGCACCAATGGCAGGCGAGGAACATCAAGAAGAAGGCGGAGAACCCCAAGCTAGGGACATTGGACAAGACGCTTGGAACGATGGTGATGGAGCAGCAGAAGAACTCGGGCAAACTCAACCCTCGTTGGGTGGAGACCCTGATGGGGATTCCAGTAGGCTGGACTATGCCAAGCTGTGCGTGTCCGGTGACAATCGAACGGACGAACTCCGACTCCTCGGAAACGGCGTAGTGCCAGCCACAGCAGAGCTTGCGTTCAGGACGCTTTTCTCATCGCTCGCCGGCGACCCTTAGCGGCAAGCGATTGGAACTTTTCCTTGCCGAGTTTTTTGCGACCGATTGATGCCGCGAGAGCAGCAGGGTCTTTGACACCTTTCTTCTCAAGAGAGCCGATAAGTTTTTCGTAACGGCCTCCACCACCAAGTTTCATTTTATCCATAAAATTACCATGCGGCGCACGACCAAAATTT